CCCAGGTCACCTTGTCCGGGTTGGACCGTCGCGGAATCCGAACGCCCGTCGCCGTCAGTTCACCCGCATTCTCTATAATTCCCAGCAGACGATTGAAATCATCTAATGATTTGACCGTGTAGATAACTCCCCCAATTAAGATAGAGCCAAAAATAGCGGGCGAAAATTCTTTCTCCATCTCTTCCCTCGAAACAAGCAATTCCCAAACGGGAACATTCAGCGCGTGAGCAACAGAAAATAATGTCTCAAGACGCGGATTTCCGATTTTCAATAGCTGGGTAATTGAAGCGCGGGAAAGATTTAGGCGCTCTGCCAGTTCCACTTGAGAGATGTTTTTTTCAGTGAGCAATTCTTTAATCCTGTTCATGGTCTGTCAATGTATAAATGTTTATTGATAGGAACAAAAGTAAGTAAAAAAATAGACATATAATAATAAGGTAAACATTAACATATACATTTAACAAAGTTTAACTGAAATAATTTGGTAAAAGTATATGAATATAATAATTTTACGATATGAAATTAATGCAAATATAAACACTCAAAAAAATGCGACAATGAGAACAACAAACGTTACTATGACAATTGAAGATGTGAAAGTTTTAATGACCAGTAACATTTCAAAGCAGAGAAAAGTAAATGCGCTGAAAAGTGCAAATTTCAGCATTGCAGACATTAATAACCTATTCTTTTTTTACAGCAATTTCAAACCAGAATTAACTGAAAATGATTTAACTTTTGGTGTTGAGATTGAGACTTTAGCACCCAGCCGCGACATGTTGGCAATGTACATGCATGCTAAATGTATATTAGCAAAATCAGAATACTACAATCATAATGACAATGATACATATTATAAAGTTGTATCAGATGGTTCAGTAAAAGATGTAAACGATACGAGCGTACATAGTGCAGAAATTGTAAGCCCGATATTAAAAGGTGTTGCAGGTATGCAGTCACTCAAAAAGGTATGCGATGCAATAAGTGACCAAACCAGAGTTAACAAAACATGCGGTTTACATGTGCATATAGGTGTAGAACATTATAAGATTGAAAATTGGCACAATCTATATATCAATACATACAGACTTGAAAAAATAATCGATGGTTTTATGCCAAAATCGAGACACGACAATTTATATTGCAAAAAAATGAATGGCAATTATATATTTTCAGATTATGAAAGTCAAATAAAAGCATGCAGAAATACAAACGATATCAGCAGAGTTTTCAGAAGTGACAGATATTTCAAAATTAATCCAGAAAGTTTTGCAAGACATTCAACAATCGAATTTCGCCAGCATTCAGGCACGACAGATTTTGAAAAAATATCAATGTGGGTATCATTTTTGAGAAAGTTAGTTTTATTCTCACAAAAAAGTTTAGTTGAAAATGTTTATTGTGTGAATGATATACCTTTCTTAAATGAAAGCGAAAAAGCATTTTTCACAACCAGAACAAACAAATTAACCAGATTACAAACAGCATAAAAAATCAATATCATGTGTATAATAATAATCAAACCAGCGGGCGTTAAAATGCCCAGCATTCAAACATTAAACAATTGTAAAAACAGAAACAAAGATGGTTTCGGTTTCAGCGTACCAAACGAGAAAGTATTTAAGACATTAGACTTTAAAGAATTTATATCAGAAATCAAAAAGGTAAAAACAGAAACAGCATGTATCATTCATTTCAGATACGCGACACATGGCGCAGTGACCAGAAACAACAGCCATCCCTTTAAGATTGACAGTTACGCGTTTGCTCATAATGGCGTTCTCAAAGTGGAAGATTTAGAGGGCATGACAGACAGTGAAACAGCATTCAAATATATTTTGTACCCAGCCATCAAAACTTTTGGTATTCATTCAAAACATTTCAACAATACGGTTGAATCGATTATCGGCAGTTCAAAATTTGCGTTTCTGACAGACGCGGGCGAAATTAAGATGTACGGTCAATACATCAGCGAAAACGGTTTATTCTTCTCAAATGAAAGTTATTTGCCTTATTCGTATAATTATTACAGACCAGCGAAAAAAGAATATCAACAAAAATACCTGAATGAGATGTTTTCAGATTACAATGCAGAGTTAAGAGAAAATTTTGAACCACATTTTTAATACTACCAGACATGAATAATAAAATATATAAAATAGAAAATAACGAGGTAATTGTAGCCAAAACGTCAACTGAATTTGTAACGAAATTGAGAACAGGCTCGTATTTTGATTATAATTGCTCAAATACAGTGTATAAGATAAAATTTGCACAAAGATACAAAGTTGTATCAGGCAACAAAATAAATTGCGATTTGAAAGACGATGATGCATTTGTAGCCGAATTATTAAAATACGGTTTCATAAAGTCAATACTTGAGTACCCGTATATTTGCATGAATTGATTTTTTATAGTTACTTTGATTGAAAGATGGCGCAGTGATGCGCTCTTTTTTTGTTGCATATATCGTCACAATCAAATAAATGTGATATGTAAAAAGAATAAATACATTCAACAGAAAACAGAACAACCTATATTTGTGGGAAATAAATTAAAAATGTGTCATGAAAGAAAAAATCTTAATTGCTCTCAAAACCAAATACACCAATTTGGGGTTGTCAGCCGAAACGCTGGAGGGGGTCGCAAACCAACTCGCGGCATTCGTAAAGGAAGATGCAGGGGTTGATGCAGCCGTAGCAGGTGCAGAATCAATGCTAAAGTCTATTCAATCATTTGCAGACAGTCGGGCGGCTAACTCTAAAACGGAAGCAGAACGACTAAAAGCCGAAATTGCAGCAGCAAAACAGAAATTAGAAGAATACGAAAAACAAAAACCTGTTGAAAAACCAACAGATGAAGTTCCCCCCTACATCAAAGCGATGTTAGACAGAATGGAAACGTTAGAAGCAAGTATTACCAATTTTAATGCAGAACGTCAAAGCCAATCGCTGACCGACAAACTGACTGGGTTATTATCAGAAAAGAAAGTTCCTGAAAGCTATTTCAAAATAGCAACAGCGGGCAGGCAATTCAAAGATGAAACAGAGGTGCAGGCGCTCGCGGATTTGGTGGTTAAACAGTATGAAGTGTTTAAGCAAGATTCGGCAAATACTGGATTCTCTTTTACCGCTCCCCCTGAAAACGGGATGCAACCCAAAAGCGATTCGGATGATTTGGCAAAACTGATATACGATGGCACAAAAGAGATTGTTGAACAAATTAAAAAATAAAAATTATGCCCGCAGGAATAACTTATGATTTGGCTGCCGCAACCGCTTCCCAAGAAGTGTGTAATGTGGCATCTATTTACAGATTGGCGGGAGGTTTCAACCTCGATGATGATAAACTCGTCGCAGGTACAACCTTACCCCCGCTCGCTCCCCTCGCAGTAAACTTTGCAACACGCAAAGCCAAAGCGGTGAAATCGGTGAAAGTGTATGAAAGTGCGCTTGCCAATGCAACGGCTATTAAAGTCGTTAAAGGCTCTTTAGCCTATAAGGATATGTATTTAGGAAATGGAACAGTATCAGCACAGGTAACGGCTATTGACGCAACAAATGCGTTATATGACACGCTGACCGTAACGTTAGGCGCAGCCGTAACCGCGAATGATATCCTGATGGAAACAGCAGGTGCATCTTCAGCAGTTGGCGCAGTGAAAGGCGTTTATACCCTGACTATTGGAACAGTTCCAGCAGTTGACGACAAAATAACCATCAATGGTATAGATTATACGTTTGCAGCAGCAGCCGCAGAAAATAAAATTGCAATCGGAGCGGATAAAGTCGCAACCGCAGCTAACCTGCAAGATACCGTTGAAGCAGACAATCAAGACTTTGTGGTAAAAGCCAACGGAGCAAAATTGGTTTTCACTCAAAAAGTGGCAGGTGTAGGCGCAATCCCAACCGTAGCAGTAGTACAAACAGGCGGTGGAACGCTGGCAGCTTCAATCGCTGAAACCACAGCGGGAGTTGCAGGAGTTGTAACTTCAATTGCAGCAGCCATGAACGTAGCTAACGCGTTGAATTACGCAAGCGTAAAAGTGGAAACAGGTGCAACTGTTACAGCCATCGGTTCAGTGTATGAAATAATCGAATCCAAATTGTCTCTTCCTGTTTCAACAGCAGACAAAGCTAATTTGGGAGCAAGATTCATGTTTGTTTAACCCTTTAATAAAATAATTATGGTACTCACATTAGATAAATTGTTTAACGATAATCTCGTTATCAAAGCCGTAATCGACAGGGTTATCCAAACAAATATCGATGCTATTTACTGGCAGCGCTATTTGGATTTTGAACAAACCTCAAGCCGATTATTCAAAACGTATTATGGAACTGTTACAGGCGTAACAATGGGTTCTGTAATAGACAGAAATTCCCGTAAACCGGTTCGCGACCGCAAAAATTTAGGCACTGGCGTTGGCGAAGTTGCTATTTTAGGCAACACATTCCAATTTGATAATGACCGTTTGGACATGATTAAATTGCTGATTGACAAATTCAACGCGGCAGGTGCAGGACAGGGAGCAGTAATGACTGAAATTATCAACTTCTTGGCTGATGATATTCGTCAATGTACGCTCGCACCTCACAAACGTATGGATTACGTGGTTGGTCAGCTTCGCTCAAAAGGAACAGCACAAGTTAAATTGGCTGATAACCCACAAGGTATTGAACTGATTGATATCACGCTTCCTGTTGTAACAAAACAGCCAGCAAGCACAGACAAAGCAAATCTTGTTACCTACATTCAGACACAATTACAAACACTTCGCCCAAGCATGGGTGTATTCGGTGTAATGGAAATGAATCAGGCAACATTCAACAACCGCATTGCAACCACAACGCAATTTCAGTCCATGTACAAAATGGTATTGGGAACGTCTGAATTTGCAATGCAGGGTGGCTTAATGTCAACAGCAATGGCTAATCAGTTGCTTACAGGTATCGGATTGCCTCCAATTCGTATTGTTGAGGAATATGTAACCAAAGAAGATGGCACTACTGTTAATGCGTTTGCAGATGACCGTATTTCCGTACTTCGTCAGGACAAAATCGGAAAAATGATGTGGCACACCCCATATGAAATTACCGACCCTGTTCCGAATAAGGTTTACACTGGTCTGGCTGGCGGTCATTTTATCAGCACATTACGCACCGATGAAGGTCGTTTCACTGAATACATGGCTGAATGGATGCCGAACATCACCGAGCCGAATAAGATTGTTGTATTTGACCTCGATAATCTCGATTAATGACCATTCATGAATACATAAGACAACGGTTTGCGGCTTTCGGTATTGATATATCGGAAGCGCAACTGTTGGATATATGGGCTAATGATGACTGGACAGTTGAGAATGTTCTTTCTGATGTACAACTGGCGATTGTTCAATATATCCCTACTCTTTTAGCCTATCCGAATGTCTCTGAAAGCGGCTTTTCGGTATCGTTGAATGAAAAGGGATTAAAAGAGTATTATGGCTTTATGTGCAAACAGTTAGGAATAACAAATGTATTTCAACCAAAAATCAGATTTATATGAAAGTAGTTGTTATAGAGCCTTTTCTGGATAAAGAAACACAGCGAATGACAAAAGCAGGAGATGTGTTGGAATTTGAAGCGAAAAGAGCAAAAGAAGCTATAAAAGCGAATTTGGTAAAAGAAGTAAAAGAATGAATTATTCCCCCCACATACTTGAGATATTAAGGCGAGGCACGACAGAAAGGGATAGCAACGGAGATGCAGTGATTGTTCCTGACAGTTGGGAATATATCGGAAAATGCAGATGCGATGATGCCACCACTGAAGTATTGCGCGGGACAGATGGGAATACATATTCACCCGTATTCAAAATAGTGACCGATAGAAGCGTTATTCTGAAACAGGGCGAAGAAGTAAGAGCCATTTACCCAGATGGTCAATTACGTGGCAGGGGAGTAGTGGATAAACCGATTATATGTAATTATTTACGTTATCATGCCTTTTATTTGAGATGATAAGTGACTTTTCAGATGTAGATGCTTTTTTTGATAAAGGAAAAGCGGAATTAGTGGCAGATTTGCACACAATTGGCAAAGATGCTGTAATTAACTGCAAAAGAGATGGTAATTATCAGGACAGAACGGGAAATTTGAGAGCGGCAAATAAATACGAGGTGGAATCACAGGCTGAAATATCGCTTACCCTTAAAAACGAAAAAGAGTATGCGAGTTATGTCGAAGCTAAAGGATTCAATGTACAGTCAATGGCACAATTGGAAATAGAAAGAAAACTGAAATGACAACTGAAGATATTAAAAATGTTATCTATAAGTATCTAAAACAGACTATTTCTGTTCCTATAACCAAAGATATACACCCAGACCAAAGTGTAATCAATGAGCGTATTGTGATAAATGTTATTGGCATAAACGCAGGCTCATGGGAGAGCGGAAAAGCGAATATCAATTGGTTCGTACCAGACATTAATCCGTTTGGATATTATGAGCCAGACAGCAAGAGACTTAATTATGCAGAGGGCATATTGAAAGGTTTATTTAATCATGGCAAATTACTCAAAAGCACAACTGAATTTATTCATATGGAAAATGAAAGTGTGGAAATCATTAGCGAGAACAATTCTCACTACATTAATTATAAAATAAAACTAAAAATTGATAATCATTAATCATAATAAATTATGGCAGCACAAATTGTAGCCTATGGGCTATCAAAACTTGAATACGGGGTTATCGGAGCAGGGGGCGCATTGCCTTCATCTTGGATAGAAATTCCCGTTGTACACGACGATACATTCAGATATGTGAAAGAAAAGCCTGAAGTGAAAACGTTGATTAACCAAATTAGCAATCAACCTTATTACTCAACGTCAAAAGATAGTTCCCCATCAATGGAATTTTCAATTGGCAAGTATGATTTGGAATTGAAAGCTAAATTTATGGGTGGTACTTACACAGCAGCAACAGCTCAAAGTGGAGCGATATGGACACCAGCAGCAAATGCCGCTGATATTTTCTTTTCATTCAGAGGTACAACCAAAGATGGCGTTACCATTACATTCCCAAAAGGACAGGTAGCTGCCAACCATGACAGCAACGATGGCGCATTGGGTCTTTCTCTTTCTGTTATTGCGTTGATACCCGATGGCACTGGATTGAAAATTGAAGAATGGAACGACAACGTGAAAACAGCGTAATTCTAATTCAACGGTAAAAGCAAATTAAACGGGCTGGGCGAATGCTCGGCTCGTTTTATTTTATAAACTAACTATGGAAGCAGAACATTTAATTGCCAACGAGATATTGGGTCTCAATCATGAAACAGTATTGCTTGCGGGGAAAGCGTACACGATATACCCACCGAGTATTATCACATTATCGAGGGTTGTCAGACATCTGGAAGATATGCCCGACATGACAGACAAAACAAACATCGAAATTCTAAAAATAACAGAAAGACATGCGAGAAAAGATGCGAAAGGTTTAGCAGAAGCGATTCTTCATGGGGATAAATTAAGACCTGTAAAACTGTATTTTTTAAGAAGAGAACTATACCACGCAAACGGAAAAGAATTAAAAGATGCTGTTAATGTGTTTATGCAGTTGAGTGGAGCGGCTGATTTTTTCGTCTCTGCCGTCACGATTGGGGCGGCACAGCAGATAATACACAAACCAGAGGAAATAACACCCTGATAGGGCAAATAGCTACCTACATGGAAACGCTTCATTTAAGTTATAAAGAAGTAACAACCATGTCATACCGTATGTTAGTGGTGATGGCAATTGACAAGCTGGGAATTGACAACAGAGAAAAGAAAGTCGTGTACGGTTCAGCACGTCAAGAATTAGAAAGAAGAAGACAAGCAGAAAGAGTATAATTAAAAACAAGCAAATGGCAGAATTATATTTCAAAGTTAAGGCAGACCTCGATAAGGTTATTCAACTCCGCAACGAGATAGAAAAACTGAAAACCGAAATGGCGGGTATAGACCGCGCTATGAATAAAAGCGGATTTGACAACCTGAACAAGAAGCTAAACCAGACACAGAAAGAGTTCGATGGCGTAACAGCGAAAGCGGCAAAAGCAGGGGCTACGCTTAAAACGGTAGATACAAATGTGGGAGCGACAGCCAACGGATTTGTCGGATTATCGGGTAAACTTGCGGGATTGGTGGGTGGTGCTGCATTAGCTGGTTTTGCCAGTCAGATTGTAACCGTAAGGGGCGAGTTTCAACAGTTGGAAATAGCCTTTACAACCCTTTTGCAATCCAAAGATAAAGCCGATAAACTAATGTCTCAAATGGTCGAAACGGCAGCTAAAACACCATTTGATTTACAGGGAGTGGCTAACGGGGCGCGGTCATTATTGGCATACGGATTTGAAGCGGACAAGGTGAATGACACCCTTATCAGACTGGGTAATGTAGCATCAGGGCTTGGATTGCCATTGGAGCGATTGACATATCTTTACGGCACAACAATGGTACAGGGCAGACTGTATTCCCGTGATATGCTCCAATTTACATCATCGGGCATTCCCATCTTAAAGGAAATGGCTGCTATGATGGGTAAAAGCACCGAAGAAATTCAAAAAATGGTATCAGAGGGCAAAATAGGATTTCCCGAAGTTGAAAAAGTCATTGAAAGGATGACCAATAAAGGGGGTAAGTTCTACAACCTGATGGAAGAGCAGAGTAAATCATTGACAGGACAAATTGCCAACCTCAAAGACAGTATATCGATTGCATTTAATGAGATGGGCAAAGAAACGCAGGGATTTGCTTCTACAGCCATATCTGTAACAAGCAGTTTGGTAAAGAACTATGAGAGTGTCGGAAAAGCTGTTGCAGCATTAGTACTCGCTTATGGTAGTTATAAAGCCGCTATGATTATTGCCGCCCTGATGGGAGCTACCGATGTAACGGTGAAAACAGCACAGACCGCAGCAACTATAAAAGCTACATTAGCGCAATTAAAACTCAATGCAGCTATGATGCTAAACCCCTATGTTCTATTGGGTGCAGCAGTAGCGGGAACAGCTTATGTATTGATTGATTACGCAACTAAAGCAAGTGCAGCCGAAGTAGCACAAAAACTACTCAATGAACAGACAAAAAAAGCATCAGAAAACACCGCTAATTTAGCCTCTGAAACCGAAACCCTTGTAGGGGTAATCAAAGACGAAACAAGCACTACATACGACAGATTGGCGGCGTTGGAACGGTTACAGCAGATAGCACCGAAAACATTTAGCAACCTCGACATTGAAGCTATTAAGCGGGGTGATTTATTATCCATTCTTACAGCCACAAAACAGGAATTGCAGCAAATAGCTATTTTGCAGGGGGATAACAAACTTGCGGAAATAACAGCACTGTATAACAAAATAAATACATCTACAGTTAGAAACCCGCTTGATGAAATAAAGTTAATGAAGATGATGGGTAAATCCGTCAATCCGTTAACCATAGCTGGGTTTGAGTTTGGAAATAGCGGGATGAAAGAAGCCTACAGTTATATAAACCTGATGACTAAACAGCAAAACGAAACGAAAGCCAAGATTGCCGAATCAAACAAGATGGATGCTATGTCTCAAAAAGAAAAAGTAGCCTATCTGAAAGAGCAGAACGTTGAACTGAAAAAACAGCAAGATGTCATAAAGGCGCGCAAAGCAAACACAGCGGAACAAAATGCATATAATAAAAAGCAGGTTGATGAATTGCAGACGCGAATAGATAATAATATGGCGACCATAAAGGGAAAGCCAAAGGGTAAACCAACGGGCGGTGCAGGGGCGAAAGGCGGCAAGCCAGACGTAACAAATGCATGGGATGATGAAATCAAAGCGCTCAATGATTATGTGAATAAACAGGAAATCATTACCCTGACCATGTACAAAAACGGGTTTATCAATGATGAAGCGTACCAAATAATATCCCAGCGCAATCTGCAACAGGCACTTGAGAATAAAATTAAAATTCTCAAAAGATACAAACAAGACACAACCGAACTTGAAAAGCAAGAATTGACGGCAGCTGGAAAAGTGTCTGGATTAACGGGTAGCATATCAGCAAAGAAGATTGAAGGAGTTGAAACAACCCCAATAGATAAAGAAAAACTAAACGAGGGATTAAGCCAGTATTTAGAGTATGTTGACAAGAAAAGAAAAGCAGAAGAAGATTTAGATGCATGGTTCGAGCAACAGGCGGAAGAAAAGAAACAGCAACTTGTAGATACCATTAATTTGGTTGCCGACATGATAAATGCGCTCGGAGATATCAGTCAGTCGGTGGGCGATGTGGTTGATTCCTTTGGCGGTGATACGCGACAACTTGACAATGTGACCAAACTAATCGGGGGCGTGGCTACAATCGGACAGGGAGCGGCAAAGATAGCGGCTGGCGACTGGGTTGGTGGTATTAGAGACGCGGTAAAAGGAATTGCTGATGTTATTGTCTCGATAACATCAATTTCAGATACAGAACGCCAAAAGGAAATCGAGCAATATCAGGAGAAAATAGACACGCTGGGCGTTGCCTATGAGAATTTAGAAAGAAACATCGATAAAGCCTATTCGTCGGATGCTTCCGACTTGATACGGCAAAACAATATCATAATCGAACAGCAGAAAGACCTTATCAGGTTACAGATTGCAGAAGAAGAGGCAAAAAAGAAAACAGACAAAGAGAAGATAAAGGCATGGAACGCACAGTTGGATGCGTTGGGTAACAGACAGGCAGATAACAAAGAGAAAGCGCTCGATGCTATTATGGGAGAGGATATTAAGTCAGCCATTGATAGCTTTGCAAATGCTTACATGGATGCATGGGCGTCTGGCAGTGATAAAGCGAAAGCAAGCAAAGACTTGGTAAAAGACATGATTAAAAAAATGATTGTCGAAGCGCTGAAAATGGACTTATCCAAACCGATGGAGAATATCCGCAAAAAGTTAGAAGAGTTTTGGACAGATGGGAATATATCGGCAAGCGAAGAAGATGAAATAAATAAAATGATGGCATTGGCGACAAATGCAGCCGACCAGAAATATGCATGGGCAGACAGATTCATGAAAGATGCACAGGCAGAGCAGGGGGCAGCCACAAAAGGCAGTTGGGAAACAATCAGCAGCGAGCAGGCAAGCGAATTGAGCGGTCGGTTTACGGCTATGCAAATGAGCAATCAGGAAATCGTAAACGAGACAAAGAAAATCAACCTAAACACCACAGAAACACTTTCAGCCATGAGACAGGGAAATGCCATTACTGACGAGATACGACTGACAAATAACCGAATAGCCGACAACATCGCACTGATAGCGGGCTATACGCGGGTACTTCCAGAGATAAGCCAAGACATTAAAAAAGTAGTAAAAAACACAGAAAATCTATAATCCTATGACAACACAATTATATATCAACGACAAAGATGCGTACACGAATTGGAAAGCAGTGATGGATGATGGGTGTTTTGAAGAATTGCTAAAACCAGCCGCGCCAAAACCGTTTGTAGAAAACGAATTTAGAAGCATTGCAGGGAAACAGGTATTGCCTAAAAACCCGCAGCCGCAAGCCAGAGAAATAAAACTGAACATTTCGCTTAAATGTGACAACTTATCAACCTATCTGACAAATTATAAAGCGTTTTTTGCCGAACTTGCAGCGGGATTAACGGTGGATGAAGTGCCGACAGGTAAGGTAAAGTTTTATGTTCCCGCATTAGCCATAACCTTTAAGTTGATATACACGAACAGCGACATCAGAATGAGCAATATCAACAAAGGATTTGTGAGTTTTCAGATATATTTCACAGAACCAGACCCAACAGACAGAACATGAAAGTAATCGAAGAAGCCATACGATTGGGAGCATGCCGAAAAGCAAGCAGAATCAGCAGTTTTGATGAATTAGTCGGGTTGTTTTTGTCCCCACAGGGAATTGAGTTTTGCATTGAAAATAATTACCCGAATATCGAGTATTTTCGCTCGGTCAAACAAGATGCAGAAGCCTTTGATATTTATGTGGATGAAACAATTTCGCTCGATAGAAGCGTTGTTTTGGTAAATTCAAATGCAAAATTGCATTTGTCAGGGTGCAGATTATACCATGTTGTTTTAATGCATAATTCTAAAGCAGAAATAACAGCAAATAATTATGCGGTAGTAAAGATTGATGGAGATGGAGCGACAGTAGCAAAAGATGAAACAGCCATTATATTATGATTGATATAAAACGAAATACAACTACCATTCTTTCCGTTCCTTTGTCCGACAAAGCGACACATAAGAAAGAGTTAATGGCACAAAACGCTGTTAGCTTGGACTTTGTTTTAGCCGATTATAAAGACCTGAAAAAAGGAGATTATGTTGTCTTTGAAACATTAACCTAT